TGTTCAAAAATATAAGAAGTGACTTCAGACCAGCTGACATTCTAGAACCGTCTTGCGGATCTGGGGAATTCCTTGTGGACTGTCGTGCAAAGTATCCAAGTGCTGATATTATTGGAGTGGAACTCGATTCGAGACTTGCAGACATTTCGAAAAAAAATGTACCAGATGCAACTATAATTAACGAAGATTTTTTGAAATGGAAATCGGAAAAACAGTTTGATTTCATAGTGGGTAATCCTCCATTCGTACAAACAAAACGTGTATTTTCACAAGCATCGATAGGAAGATCAAATTTATACATAGAATTTTTATATAAATGTCTCACAAATCATTTAAAATCAGATGGAATTCTAGCAATGATACTTCCTTCGACGATTATGAACGGTTGTTTTTCCAAACCTACACGAAATCTGATACTGACTAAACAAATACTGTTTTTTGATACTATACGAGATCATAATTTTAAAGATACAAGTGCGGGTGTTAGTATTCTTATTTTGAAAAATACATTTTCGGACAACGTTCGTTTTAATTTTGAAGGGATACTCACAGACAAAGCAGATTATCTTAGAGAATTAGTAGCAAATAGATCGAAAATAAAAGATCTAGACGTCAGATTGCAATATGGAATTATGACAAAATCGTTAAAAGACTATTTTTCAAAGAATGAGAATGATGTTACCTTTGTCTTGCAAACCGATGTTTCACAAGATAGAGTTTGTTTCGATGATAACAAGAGATTATATATAAACAAAAACATAAAAACAAACCCACATAGCGGGAGGTGTCTATTTTTATCGCGAAGCAACGGAGTTGTCATGGGAAATGAATATATACTGAAATTTTCGTTCTTCGAATCTTCTGGTTTTTTATTCGACAGCGCTCTATTGGCATTTTTCGGCAAAGATATTGATGTTTTGTATAAATCCTTGTGTGACGAACGTACGAAAAAATATATTCACTCCATATGTGGTTCAGGACGTCTCACCAAAGACATAATATTTAATATACCTATTTTTGATTAAATTTTATGTAAAAAATGTTTTTATCAAATATTGCGATGAATTATCAATTTGATAAAAAATCCATAGAATTTCAAAAAAATGTATCAAAAGACGAAAGATTTTCACTGGGAATATTCTTCACACCTAAATATATACGTGACTTTATATTTAAAACACTGAAAGAATTAAAGACATCATCTCCCACAACAATTTTAGAACCAACGTGTGGGTCAGGAGAATTTTTGGTAGATTGTGAAAAATTATACCCCAATGCTTCTATAATCGGAGTTGAAATAGACTCTCGATCTGCAGACATTGCAAATAGCCTTACTTTTAAAAGCAAAATTATAGAACACGATTTCATGGAATGGTCTTCTGATCAAAAATTTGATTTGATCATAGGAAACCCGCCATTTGTGGTTAGACCACCAGGTTTTAAACACGACCCTTCTATCGTCACTTGTAGATCCAACTTGTGCGTCGAAGTTGTTTATAAATGTATTACACGACATTTGTCTTCTCGAGGAGTTTTAGCCATGGTTCTCCCTGTATCTATTTTAAAAAGTTCGTTTTATAAACCTACGTTGGATTTGATAATAAACACGACGGCAATAGAAGCTATGAAAACATTTGCTAACAGTAAATTTCTTGGAACTAATGTTTCCGTGATAGTGCTGATTCTCAGACTAAAAGATGTAAAATGTGATAGTAAGGCAAATCCGTACATATTCAAATCAGACGACATGGTCGTAATAAATCAACATGCAGAAGAATTGATGAAAATTTCGAAAGGAAAAAAACTTTTAAAATCTTTTGATGTAAAGATATCGTTTGGCGTGTCGTCGCATAACATAAAAGAATTTCTTATCAATACAAGAACAGATAACTCATTCCCTCTAATAACCCACAAATACATAACGAAGAAAAATCATGAAACACAGTATGTATGCAATACGTGTCCGAAAAAAAGATGGCAAGGTCGAGGTTTATTCATAGCAAGAGGATATGGTCACGGAGATTACGTGTTTCGTTTTATAGACGAAAAATTTGACGAATACATGATTGAAAATCATGTCATAGCTATAACAGGACCCGACGACATTCTCGACATAATTTCAAAATCCTTTCAAGATCCGCGAACTCGTGAGTTTTGCAAATTGTTGTGTACGTCGGGAGATATATCTAAAACATATGTGAATCATATCCCAATATTCGAATACCAAACATAAAACATTTTTGATACTCAGTACTTGAAGAGATGTTCGTTACATTAAGAACAATCAGATTGTTGACGATTTTAACAAAGTAAAACAAGTAAAGAACAAGAAATTTTTTGGAATGTTACGGATAATTCGTACAAGATTCTCGTATATATTCGATGCAACAAGTGTACATCACATCGAATACACATACGTACGTTTAGTAAATAAGAAGAAGAATTTTAGTTTGCAAAAAGAAGTCCACCCATTCCATCCATCACGCGGAACACGTTAAAGTTCACACCGAACACCACAACGTCCGTGAATTTCGTGAGTGCAGAATCGAGGGTCACGTCGGGAGTGAGTATTTGCGCGATGCTCGCGGCAGATGCCGCCTTGTTCGTCAAACTCAACGTGGCCATGTCGATTCTGCTGAAGTTCAGAGTTCCCGCGGAATCCTGCTCGTTCGCGAGGACGCCGAACGAGTACATGTAAATTCCCGCGGCAGGCGCCTGAGCCACCGCTTGGACAGGCTGGACGAGATTGAAATACGACCCCGGTCGAGTCGTGAAACGATCGACGCCGTTACATCTCAGGATCGCTTCGTCCAGAGGCGCGTACGCGTCGTTCGTCTCGAACTGGTTGTTGCTCGTCGTGTACACGCCGTGCAAGTTCGTCTTGTACGCCCATATGATGTAGCGGACGGGTAAATTAAACGGTAGGTCGAGCGTCTGAGTTGCCAACGTCTCCAAAATTACCGGAGACGTCTTGAACGTCTGGAGCTGCTCGATGTTGTACTCGTGAGGATTCTGAGCAAAATAAGTTCGCTCCGGACGATCGAGGAAGATGTAGTCGGCGTAAAAACGAGCGGTCGGTGCGTACGAGGGGTCGATACCGGGGATATTCGCCGGATCGTTGAACACGATCTTGAGTTGCACGTCGTGATACTGCAGTGCGATCAGAGGCAGAGACGTGGACAAATATTTGGTGAAGAACAGAGGTAAATCCAAGTAGAACGTTCTGACCGATCCGGCCACGTCGTCGGGTCTGAAGTTCAACATGCGATAATTTGCCGCGCGAACTTCGACGCTGTTGAAGAGCTCGTCATGCAATCGGAGCCACATGGCGGCATCGTCGATGATCTCGACGTCTTGACCACCGATGACCACCGTGATAGACTTTATGAACTGTTCGACCGGGTAAAACGATTGGATGTTCGATTTCATCATCGTGATTTGCAACACGCAACTTTTTATCAAATCGCCCTTTCGTGCGATGGTGATCATCGAAGGCGACCCGTACATGATGTCGAACACGGTTTCTTGCGATTCGATCGCAAAGTTCGTTCTGCGGACCGAGTTTCTTTTCCATAAGCTTCTCTGTGGGTCGCCGGTCAAGAACACGTCTTGAGCACCAACGGCCACTAACTGCGTTAACCCGCCCATATTTTATTTATTAATACTTTTATTTTTTATTTAAAAATATTACACACAAATGAAGTCTTGCTAAAACGTTGATATAAATTATACTGACAAAAGTCGTCGTCTACAGATACCCCTTTGCCATGTAAAATTCGGCGAGTTTTTTGCTCACCGGCCGTCTGAAGCCACTATGAGGTCGTATCATGTTCTCCGCGTAAAGTTCCTCTTCCGTATCAAGAGCATCGACGTCGAGCGCATCCAGCTTTTGTTTTCTTGCATTTTCGGTTCGGATCGCGGTCAGCAAAACTGCGCCTTTTGCTTTTTCCTCGTGTATGTCCTTGATGAGCTCGGTGTATGCTTTAGAAACAGCTTGCTGATTCTTGGCTTCGCGTTGTTTGGTGTTTTCGACGACGATCGCGGCGACGGGCGCCCCCTGAGCCGCTTTCGTGTCCGCCTCGACATTTATGGTCTTGACGGTATTTTGCGTGACGACGTTGGTCGTGTTGTTTATATCCGTCGTCTTGGTGCTCAGCGCATCTTTTTCGTTCACGAGACTCGTGTCGGGCTGAACCGTGGCCAAGATCGTCTTGGGATCCACGGGATTCGCAGGTTTCGATTTGATGGTCGGTAACTTTATGGATTTTATCTTGGTCTTGGTAAAATTCCAGACGTCGACTATCGACCCCCAGTACTTGTACACCGCGAATCCTAACGCGGCCAACGCGATCATCGCCGTCACCACGAGAGCGAATACGTATCTCTTTTTCATTTAATGTAATCAATCATTTTTTTTATCAATAAGGGAATAGTTGAATATTCTTTATTTGGAACGACGATGGCTTCACTTTGGTCATGTTTTGGTCTCCTCCAAAGAACGATACAAAATCTACGGAATTCACGTTCATGCCCGAACGGGTTCGCCAGATGATGCCATCGGATTCTTTCATGAGATTCTTCGGTCCCGTGATCGACATGTACATCTTTCCGTTGTTCTGACCGACGTCGTTCAGCTTGACGCCGAGAACGACGTTGTACCACGACCCTGTATTTTGGAAGATGCCGTTGAACTCCTTTTTCCATACACCTAACCCGCAACTGGGATCCCCCATGGCATTGATAAATGCGGGCTGTTTTCCTTTGGTCGACACGGGAAAGTAACTGTACGCTTGAGCGGTTCTCTGATGCTCCCACATCAATCTGAGACTCGCCGCCGTATCACTGTGACTGCATCCGGAAGCAGCTCCGGAACCTATGAATATACCGCCTACCTTGCCACGTGCATCCGTGGGACCGTCGTCGAACGAGAAACCGGGGGCAAAATTTATATCAAAAGACAATTTCACGGCGTTCTGGAATTGACTCGGAACTTTCCACGATTGACTCCATGCTTTGCGACCACCCGCTATCGTAGATCCGTCCAAATTCACGGTCTTCGTGCTGCTCATCAACATGACACCGCCGGAACTTGGAGGAGGAGAAGGGCCCGGAGAAGGAGAAGGCCCTGGAGAAGGAGAAGGTGCCGGTGAAGGTGCCGGCGTAGGGTCTGGCTGTTTCGGCGCCTTGCTGTCGGACGTGTTTTGTTTGGCATATTGCGCAAACTCTTTCTTTGCAGCATTCACCTTGGCGACGATCTCGCGCATCTTCGCGTTGGCGCTCTCTATAATGCTCCGTTTTTGGTTCACGCTCGTGTCGAGTCGTTGTTGAGCGTTCGCTTCCGCCTGAGCTCGAAGAGCGACCGCCTTGTTGTACTCGTCGTCGGCGGCCTGGCGCTTCGCGATGACGTCTCGAAGAGCGGCCTGTGCTTCTTGCAGTTTTTGACTGGTTATCTGATTCGACACGTTTTCGTACGCCGAAGACGCGGCGGCCGACTGCTGCGTGGCCACAAACACCTCGGCGTCCGCGTTCGCGAGTTGTTTCTTTCTCAGATCTTCGAGGGCCCTCGCGGCGTCCAAACTCTTCTGAGCCGTGACCGCTTTACTTATTTCAGAGGCAACGACCGCTTTTTGTACGTCTTGCTGCGTCGCGTCACCCGTTGCATATAACGACGTGGCCGTCTGCGTGTTCGCTTCTAACTGAGCAGAATCCGTCGCGGCACGCAGCGCGACGTCGACGAGTTTGTCGGCGCTCTTTTGCTCGACGTCCGTCGAAATGGTATCCGCGACGTCCGTCACTATCGTGTTGTTTTCTCGGGACTTGTTCAAGAGCCATTTCACGAGAAAATACGCGCCGACTCCGATCAGAACGACCACGGTACCGATGATGCTCCAAATCAACCAACGCGACAATCCTCCGGAGTCTCCGTCGTCCGCAAGATTATCGTTATTATTGTTTATCGGAGACGCGACATCATTGGGAGTCACGACGTTTATAGGAATCTCAATATTGCTCATTTATCTATAAAATCATTTTTTTAATAGCAAAACATATAAAAAAAATGATTGATTATATTAAATGAATTTATGGATCGTCTTGACGATAACGGCGGTCGTCCTCGCGGTCGTCGCCACGGCGATCACTCTCGTCGTGTTGTACTTGAAGAAACGAGCGAAGGCGCGGGCAAACGAGGATTATCTAAAATCCATCACGGACCAGACGCTCATCGCGGCAAATCTCGACACGCAAGCACAGGTCATCAATAACGTCGACGCAGTCGCACAGGATTCCTTGGGGCAGATCGGCGACAGCCAGGACATCACGTTTTCGCAAGTCGCAGACTCGAAAGCCCAACTCGACCAGCTTCAGCAAAATCTGGCTGCAGCAACGCTTGCGACGAACGCCCTGAGCGTACAGAAAAACGCACAAGACACTGCGAACAAAGCAGATACCGCGTTGACGTCTACGAAATCGGATCTGAGCTTCTTGCAGAAAACAAAAGACACGATACAGCAAAACACCGCGAAAGGGCTGCAAATTATAACCGCGGCTCTTCAGCAGCAGAACGACGCCCTGAAAGCGTTCAAAGACTCTCTTCAACAAAAGGCGATAACCATGGCTCGAGAAGTGAACGTTCCGTCCATCAATTTACCGAAACTGAAAAGCAAACCGAGCGTGAGGACCATCTGGGACGCGGCCATCCAGCTCGTCGTCACGGCTCCGACTCAGGACGTCGCGATCAAGCAGCTTGGAAGAATTTACACCGTCACGCAAAAGGATTCCGACGATCTGAAACAGGCAGCGAACGAGTACAAAAACCCAAAACAGTGCGAACAAATCCCGAGAGTACTCATCGATGGCACGTGGAAATGCCCGGACGGTTTCACGGACACCGGAAGAAACTGGGGCGACGTCGACGGGTACATTCAGTGCACGAGAGGGCCTTGCGACACATTGAAACCGAACACATGCAGG